CGGCGACGCTCGCCGGCCGGCGCTGCTATGTCGGCCTGGATCTCTCGACCACGACCGACCTGACGGCCGCCGTCGCCGTGTTCCCGGACGACGACGGCGCCGGGTTCGCCGTCCTGGCGTCGTTCTTTGTCCCGCTCGAGCGAATCGCGTCCCGCGTGACCCGGGACCGCGTCCCGTACGACGAATGGGCGCGCCGCGGCGTCCTGACGGCGACGCCTGGACCCGTGGTGGACTACGAAGCGGTGCGCGCCCACCTCGGCGCCTGGGATTCGCAGTACGACGTCCGCATGGTGGCGTACGATCCCTGGAATGCGACCGATCTCGTGACCCGGCTCGAATCGCTCGACGGGTTTACCTGCGTCAAGATGCGCCAGGGCAAAGCGACGCTGTCGGCGCCGTCGAAAGCGCTCGAGCAAGCGATTCTCGGCCGCACGCTCCGACACGACGGGCACCCGATCCTGCGCTGGAACGTCGCGAACGCGTCGGTCGATATCGATCACGCGGGGAATATTCAGCCAAGTAAGGCAAAATCCACCGAACGGATCGACGGCGTGTACGCGCTGGTGATGGCGATCGACGCCATGAACCGTGACGCGCCGGCGCCGCCGCCGAATTACGAAATGTATTTCATGGGGGGATGACCACATGCGACGCCCTGGCCGCCCGGCCCTTGATCCCGATGATCCGTCCGTCGCCGTCTGCCTGAACGTCCCGTCGAAGGCGTACGACGTCCTGTTTACGGCCGCCGGCGCCGCCCGCGTCACGGTCCCGGAACTGATCCGGCGATCGCTGCCGCTCGCCGGGAAAAAATATCCAAACTCGGCGCGCCGGCCGCCGCGTCGCTAAACTCCCGGCGTGCTGCAGCGCGCGTACGCCGTCCTGTCGATCAAAGCGCTGGACGGATCCTCGCGCACAATCACGGGGATCGCCAGTACGCCGTCGCTCGATCGCCAGGGACACTCCCTCGATCCGCTCGGCGCCCGCTTCACGAACCCGCTTCCGCTGCTGCTCCACCACGACCGCGAACGGCCCGTCGGCCGCGCGACGCTCCGCGCGACGAAAACCGGGATCCGCTTCGAAGCGACCTTGCCCGAAATCGCCGTGCCTGGCGCCGTCCGCGATCGCGTCAACGAAGCGTGGGACTCGATCACGGCCGGCCTGATGACCGGCGTGTCGATCGGGTTCCGCCCGCTGGCCGATCCGCAACAGCTCCCGAATGGCGGCGTCCAGTTTCCGGCGACGGAAATCTGCGAACTATCCCTGGTCACCATCCCGGCCAACGTCGAAACGACGATCCATACGATCAAGTCGTTCGACGCGCCGTACTTGGCCGCATTTGGCCGCAGCTCGCCCGGTATCACGGGCCCATTGAACGGCCCACCCATGAAACCGACAACCGGCGAACACATTCAGGCGCTCGAAAACAAGCGCGCCGCGCTGATGGCGCGCGTCAGTGACATTCTCGAAACGGCGGCCGGCGACGGCGTGACGCTCGAACCCGATCTGGCAACCGAACACGACACGCTGACCGGCCAGGTGAAAAGCATCGACGCCGATCTGGCGCGCTGGCGGGATCTCGACAAGCTGAACGTGAAAGCGGCGACGCCCGTCACGCTGACGCCCGGCGCGCCGCGCCCGGTGATCTCCGTTCGGCCCAACGTCCCGCTGGGGACGGCGTTTATCCGCGCCGCGTGCGCGAAGCTGGTCTGCAACGGCAATTTGCACGAAGCGGCGGAGTACGCCAAGCGCTGGGACGATTCGACGCCGGAAGTGTCGCTGTACCTCAAGGCGGCGATCGCGCCCGGCACGACGACCGACGCGGCGTGGGCGGGACCGCTGGTCAACCAGGCGATCGCGAAGGATTTCATCGAGCTGTTGCGGCCGGCGACGATCATCGGCCGGATTCCCGGCCTGCGAAACGTCCCGTTCAACTGCAAGGTCCCCAGTCAGACCGGCGGCGGCACGTATGGGTGGGTGGGTGAGGCGAAACCGAAACCCGTCACCAAACTGGCGTTCTCCGCGGAAACGCTCGGGATCTCCAAGGCGGCCGGGATCATCGTCCTGACCGAAGAACTCGTGCGGCTGTCGAATCCGTCGGCCGAAGAACTCGTCCGCGCCGACATGGTCGCCGGGATCGCGCAATTTCTCGACATGCAGTTCATCGATCCGGCCGTCGCCGCCGTCGCCGGCGTGAATCCGGCGTCGATCACGAACGGCGCGCCGACCGCGGCGGCGACGACGAATCCCGTGGCCGATATTCTCGGCCTGATCAACCACTTCGCGACGAACGGGATCCCCGTCGGCGGCGTCACGTTCATCATGTCGGACGCCAACGCGCTCTCGCTGTCGTTCCGCGCGAATCTGGACGGTTCGCCGCAGTTTCCGGGCATTGGGATCGGTGGCGGCACGTACCGCGGGATCAATTTCGTTACCTCGCAAGCGGCCGGCGCGCTCGTGATCGCGCTGCAGCCTGGCCTGATCCTGTACGCCGACGACGGCGGCGTGACGATCGACGCGTCGCGCGAAGCGTCGCTGCAAATGGACAGCGCGCCCATGTCGCCGTCCGACGCGACGACCGTCTACGTGTCCCTCTGGCAGACCAACACGGTCGGCCTGCGCGCCGAACGCTTCGTGAACTGGAAACGCGCCAACGCCAACGCGGTGAAGTACCTCACGGCGACGGCCTGGCCCAGCCCGACCGGCGGCACCATGGCGGTCGCGCCGGACGAACCGACCAGCGCGCGCGCGAAGTAACGCCGTATGCGGATCTTCGGTTTTGACCTGACGCGACGACGGCCGCCGGCACTCTCGCCGGCCGTCGATCGCGGCTGGTTTCCGATCGTCCGCGAATCCTCGATCGGCGCCTGGCAACGCAACGAAGAGATCACGACGCCGTCGGCGCTGTCCTATTTCGCCGTGTACGGGTGCGTGACGCTGATCGCGACCGATATCGGCAAGCTGGCGCTCCGGCTGGTGACGGCCGATCCCGACGGGATCACGACGGAAACCTACAATTCGGCCTATTCGCCCGTCCTGCGGAAACCGAACCGGTACCAGACGGTCGTCAAATTCGTCGAGCAGTGGATCACGTCGAAGCTGACCGCCGGGAACGCCTACATCCTGAAACAGCGCGACGACCGCGGCGTCGTCCGCCACTTGTACGTGCTCGATCCGGCGCGCGTGACGCCGCTGATCGCGCCCGACGGCGCCGTCTACTACCAGCTCGCCGCGCACGACCTGACGGGGATCACGCCGCCGGCCGGCCAGCCGGACGTGATCGTCCCGGCGCGCGAAATGATTCACGATCCGATGGTGACGCTCTTTCATCCGCTGATGGGCGTCACGCCGCTGTACGCGTGCGGCCTGGCGGCCCAACAAGGGCTGACGATCCAAGGCAAAAGCGAACAGTTCTTCCGATCCGGCTCGACGCCGTCGGGGATCCTGACGGCGCCCGGCGAAATCGCCCAGGAACAAGCGACCAAGCTGAAAGAGAGCTGGGAAACGAACTTCAGCGGCGCCAATGCCGGCCGCGTCGCCGTCGTCGGGTTCGGCATGAAGTACGAAGCGATGACCGTCAACGCGGTGGACGCGCAATTGATCGAACAACTGAACTGGACCGCGGCGAACGTCTGTACCTGCTACCACGTCCCGCCGGCGCTGCTGGATCTCGACGGCGCCGCCGTCCCGGACCTGGAAGTGCTGCTGCAGAAGTACCACAGCCAGTGCATTCAATCGCTGCTCGCCAATTTTGAAATGTCGCTGGCGGAAGGCTTGGAACTCAACGCGCCGTACGGGATTGAATTTGATATTGACGATCTGATCTGGATGGTGACGTCGACGAAAACGAAAGCGGCGGCCGACGGGATCGGCTCCGGCGCGCTGTCGCCGGACGAAGCGCGCCGCAAGTACTTCGGCCTGGGTAAAGTCGTGGGCGGAGACACGCCGTACATGCAACAGCAAAATTTCTCACTCAAAGCGCTGGCCGAACGCGACGCCGATCACCCGTTCAGCAAACCGGAACCCGCGGCGCCGGCGACGCCGGCCGCGCAAGCGCTCCCGGAACCGGAACCCGAACCGGCGCCCGAACCGGAACCCGAACCGGAGCCCGAACCGGTCCCCGAACCGGACGACGCCGCGGTGAAGGGATTCGGCGCGCTGGTCCGCGCCGCGCTGGAGCAGCTCGATCATGCCGCTTGACCTGGAGTCGCTCGCCGGCCAGGTGGCGACGGCGATCCATGGCGCCGTCGGCCCGATCGCGACGCGCCTGACGACGCTCGAATCGCAGATGATGGACGCCGACCACGCGATCTTTGGCCGCGACGGCCTGGCCGCCCGGCTCGGCGCGCTCGAAACGCGCGCGCCCGTCGCCGGCCCGACGGGACCGCCTGGCCCACCGGGCCCGGCCGGCCCGGCCGGCAAAGATGGCGTCCCCCTGACCTACCTCGGCGCCCACGTCCCGGGGAAAACCTACGATCCCGGCGATATCGTGTCCGCCGGCGGATCGGCGTGGTATTGCGGCCGGACGACGACCGCGGCGCCGTCCACCACGGCGCCCGACTGGACGCTGATGGTCCGCCGCGGCCGTGACGCCAGGGGGCGGGACTGATGCTGATCACCCTCGCCATGGCACAAGACCACGTCAAGGTGACGGATCCGGCGTACGACGCCGAACTGACGCGCGCGATCGCGGACGCGTCGGCCATCGTGATCGACTACCTCGGCGCCGGCGCCGATCCGACCTGGGACGACACGACGGCGCCGCCGCTGGTGCAACGCGGGACGCTGATCACGCTGGGCCACTATTGGGAACATCGCGGCGACGACGCCGCCGGCGATCACGACCCGAAACTCTGGACGGCGCTGTCGCTGCTGTTTATGCGGACGCGGTACCCCGCGCTGGCCTGACCATGCAGACTGGATCGCCGCCTGACGCGATCGGCCAATTGCGGGACCGTGTCCGCTTCGAAGCGCCATTAGGCGCGCCCGTCCCGGACGGCGACGGCGGGTACACGCAAGCGTGGGACGCGCTGACGCCGCCCACGGCGTACGTCCGCCTGCGCCCGGCGTCGTCGGCGGAACGCGCCGCGCCCGGGACACTCTTGACGCATGCGTCCTACATCGTCGTCGGCCGCTTTCACCCTGGCGTGACGACCGGGACGCGCCTGATCGACGCCGACGGCCGCGTCTACCAG